CGGATGGTCATCCGTTCGGCGTTAGTGTACCCGCTGCACAGGTCAAAACCGCGGCCCAAATGAGCGCGGTTTCTGCTGACATCATAAAGACGGTCCAGAAAAACAGCCGTTCTTCCGGTCCTGCCCCACGCAGGCCGTCAGCCCCTAGGCCTAGGGGTCGCTGAGGGGTAATTCAGTCGAATCGCGACTGTTCCCTCGATCCCAAAGCACCTGTGTGTGTCCCGCCACGCTCAGCGCAGGTAATTCGGTCGAATCGCGACTGTTCTGCCATGGCGTATTGCGGGGCACGCTCTCTGCACGTCCGGTGTCGTTCCCGGACCAATGCCTCATCCCCAGCGCCTCTTCGTCTCCCCGCGAGTGGTTTCCACTCGGAGACTGGGCGTCAGGTGTTTGAGGCATTTACAGGCGCCTCATCAACGCCTCGGCGAGAGCTCACCCATCTCGGGCAGGGCCGCCACTCTCCCGGCTTTCGTGCTTCATTTAGTGGATGGTCCCACTCTTTGTTCTCGTGGCCGGGTTCTCCGTCCCGCGGGTGGATGTTCCCACCCCGGTTCGGCGTCGTGCTGGTACCACGACACTGCGGACTCGCTCCGCTCCGCACGTGAGATGCCCGTTGTCCTCTCCCTCAGTCCGGGAGTCTCGGGATTTCACAGTGCGAGGATCCCCCAGAAGAGCAACACCTTCGGAGGTTACCCACGTTTGACTCAACTCGGTTGAGCGTGGCACCCCCGATGCGCAAGTCAGTTGGGCGAAAATCCAACCAAGAGCTCGCAACTCCGTGCATGTTCCCTTTTGCACGGGCCCAAGTCCGCGGGGCACCGAATGCTGAATCGGTGCTTGGCGGTGAAGTCACCCACATCAGGTCGACTGGCTGGTTTGTTAAGGACAGTGTATAGCCGGTGTCATACTTGCTGCCAACGGAGTCTAGCATCCTCCCTATCATACTGACCAGAGACTTGTGCGGGGTAGAGCACTGGGGGGAATCCAGGTGCACCTCTCAAAACGACGTGGGAACCG